AAGTTCTGTTAGTGTATGTATTTCTTTTTGTAATTTATCTATTTGAGTTACCAATGATAATACAATAGAACGTAATTCATCCATTTGATTTTGCTGATGTTCAATTGTTAATTCCAATTGCAATATTTTTTTTGTACAATCATCAAATCCGAACATTATTTCTTATACCTGTTTTTAATTTCCATTCCTACCATTTTAGTATTAACTTTTTCGGCAGTTGTCATATTAGTTTTAGATTCTTCATATGTTCTTACACATATTGCAGCAGATTGTTGTTCATCATTATACTCTGGATATAATACAGATATACATCTACTTACGAAATCATTTTGGTTTTCACCTTTGTTTGGTTTAGGTATTGGCATATTATATTACTTTATAAAGTTTATTTTGAAATCTACATTTACTTACTGTTTGTAATGTTAGAGTTCTCCACTTAGGTCTCATACCTAAACATTGAACATTAAACATTCCTTCATTTGCTTTTGTATCACTTGCTTCGTTTCCAACATATGCTGAACTATCCCAATACATCCAATAGTAATCATTGTTACCCTCTAAGGTTTCCCACGCTACTCTAATAGGATTACTTCTACTACTACTTTCTAATAAGTCCTGAAATTGTTTTAAACTTATTTCAGTAGCCGCTAAGTTTTGAATTTTGCTATATACTGAGTTACTAGTCAACGATAGGTCCTCCAACAACCCATGCATCACAGGTTCTATTAGATGCACATTTAAAATCAAATGCTTCACAATATCCTAAATCACCAGCATCAATTGTATCCCATGCATTAGTTTCATTTCCTATTCCTTCTGCTATACAATTTAATATTGCTTTAGTTTGATTAAAGAAACTACAATTACCACAACGTGCTTTCTTTGCACTTTCTATATCTTCACCACCGAATACTTTTGCTTTTGCTATCCAATAATCTTCATTAGGCTCATTTGGATTGAGAGGACCATAATTCGCCTCATCAATACATTTCTGCCTATTCTTAAGATTAGTTGGTATATCTTGAGTAGCCGGAGGACATTTCGCTAATCTATATTCTTTTAGTTTGTGTAATAATTTTTGATTACCTAACATGTTATTTCTTTAGTGTAAGTAAGTAAATTGTTTGTGCTATTTGTGCAGAGATTTCATCTATTTGATTTTGAAACCAAGTCTCTGAATAAAGCGATGTTCTTTCAGTTTCAACATATTTGTATAAGTTCTGAAAGTATTTAATTGTTTCATCAGTTGATGCCCAATCTACAAAATCATGTGCTTCATATCCTTTAGGTCTACCATATATACCTGCTGTACTCTCTACTAAACCATCTAATAGGTCTAATATTCTATCATAGAAACCATTAAGAGTTCTATGTTCACTATACGATTCGGTTTGATTATGCCAAAAAATAGTTTGTTGTTTAGCTGAGTTTAATACTGATAAAAATTCTACGAATGTTGCCATGTTATTTAGTTTGTCCTATCAATGCAGGATGTATATAATTCTTTTTCTTTTTAGTTCCACTTTGTCCAGGATAAGATGATACAACACCAGGTTGAACACCATCCATATCGTATTGGTCTATTCTCTGTCCTTTCTTAAATCTATTATCTGATTTTAATATATTTCTTAATTTACTTAATACTATATTAGCTTCCATATCACTTAACTCAGTTATCTCTTTTTCCAATACACTTTCTAACATACTTGCTTTGATAAGTTCATGTGAGAATATTCCTTCTAAAGAAATTCCTTTGAAATCACCTGCCTTAACTTGTTTCCAAACATTAGGATTATCAACTTTAAATACACCCATCCATGTTCCTGGCTTTACATTCAATCCGTATGATTTTGCTTTATCATATACTGCACTATCTGTAATCCAACTTTCTACTAATGAAACATCATTAGTTGGTTTTTGGTGTTCTAATGTAATGTTGTTTGCTTTATTATCCTTAATGTATTTTTGTGCTAATGCTTTAACTGTTTCTTTTGAGAATATTACATAGTAAGGAGTAACACCATCTTCTTTCAATCTCAATATTTTCATATCAGGAATTAAGATTGGTCCTACTATTGTTCTTTGGTCCTCATCCGTTGTTGCAAATTTAACTAATTCCTTCTTTCCATCTGCACTAAAGTATACAAAATTAGATTGAATTGCTGGATTTGAAACTAATGATAAAGCAAAAACTTCATCTTCGTTATCTTTCATAACCAATTCATAGGTTTCGTATTGTTGTGAATTATCCATCATATTATATCTTTAACATAGTTTATTATAAATTTCCTATCCGTTAGCGAATGTTGCACCTCTATTAGCCCTTCTATCTAATTGTTGTTGATTAGATATATCTGAACTAACTACATATGCTCGCGTAGGTTGAGAGGTTGAACTTTGTATTGTTTGTGATATTTGAGTTGCTGGATTTGCACCACCACTCGTATTAATTGTTGGCATACTTGCACTCGCACCACCACCACCATAAGCCGGCATAGATGCTGAACCTCCACCACCTCCACCACTTGCACTCACACCCGGAACTTGAACTGAATTAATATCTTGTATTGCTTTTACACCACTCGCTATAGCTGCTGCTACACCCAATGCTCCCGCTACTGTATTGATTACCACCCACGGCATACCGAATGTTAATGGTGATGCGGCAATTGCTTTCGCATTTGCTATCTGAGTATTAACAATGATACTACCAATTGCTGCTGCTTTTTCAATTGCTATACCCGCTATTGCTATAGCTTTATTCTTTCCTGCTAATTGACCTAATGAATTACCGATTGAACCAATCACATTCAATCTGTCCAATACAATTTGTTTTTCAGCAATAAATGCTTTTAACTTAATATCTTTTAGATTTTGTTCATGCTCAATATTGATTGCTTCTATTTGTGCTGCATTTCCTTTTGCTTGCTCAATTTTAATTTTATATGCATCATTCTCAATTGCTAAAGAATTTGTTAAGTATGCTTGAGTTCCTTCTGTTAGAGTTTTTTGTTGAGCAGTTAATAATAATAATTCATCTGAGTATTGTTGTATTCTAGCATCTCTTTCTATTTTAGTTAAATCATTATTGTAAGTTATTAATAATGCTTTTCTTAATTCTGCTTTTGAACTTTCAGATTCTTTAATAAATTCTTTATCTGCTTCTAAATCACTTAAATCTTTATCATATTTAGCTTTTCTTACATCTTTAGATTTTTGTATTTCATCTGTTGCAGTTTGTGCTAATATTTCTCTTTTCTTATCTGCGAAATCTTTTTGTGCCTTTATACTATCTTCTAATAATTTCTTTTGATTTTCTGCAAATCCTGTTAACTTACTTTGATAATCTGCATCATTTGCAATCTTTTCTGCTAATAATGTTTTTTCTTCTGCACTACCTTTCTTTTCAAGTTTAAGTCTTTTATCTATCTCAGCATTCTTTAACTCATATGATTTTTTAGCAAATGCCATTTCTACATCTAACTTTTCTTGCTCTGTTGTTGCTAATGCTAAAGCTGATTGTTTCATCTTTTCCAACATTGCTTCATCATACTTATCTTGTGCCTCTAATCTCTTAAGTAATAATTCCCTACTTTTATTATCTGCTTCCTTCTCTCTCTTAGTTTTCTTAGCATATCCTTTATCAAATCTTTCTTCTGTTGCTTCGTATGCTTGTACTGTTTTACCCCACGAACCTGAAAGTTGTGAATATCCTTCTTTTATTTTATCTAAATCTAAAGTGAATATACCTTTAAGAATTTTACCAACACCTGTTCCTGCTTCTTTAACTAAAGTAAAAAATGCAACTAATGAAGAATATAATATTTTAATACCTTGTGTAATGTATGGTAGTGCTGATATAGCTAATTCTATAAATGCATCTAATAAAGGCTGTATTGCTTCAAATATACCACCTAAGATTTTTTCCATTGCAATGAACAAAGGTTCTAACTTTTTCATTGAACCTTCTGTTTCACTAAATGCCGCAACTAATCCACCAATTAATGCAACTATTAAACCAATACCTGTTGCTTTAAGTGCTGAACCGAATGATACCGTTGATTGTTTAAGAGTATTTAATCCTTTACCTAATGCACCGATAGGACCACCTGCGCCTTCTAATGAATCAATCCAATCAGCAGATGCTTTCTTTGTTCCTTTAATTTTATCTTCTAAATCATCAATTTGATTATATAGTTTTTTGAAATCATCAGAACCTGCTGCAGTTTGTTTTAATTGCTTCTTAAGTTCTTTAAGTTGCGCAATAGAACCTTCTACCTTATTGGTATTGACATCAATATCTATTTCGACTTTCTTAGCCATATAATTCTTTTTAATTTATACCATACACCTTTCCAGGTATGTGGCAATTCGTATTTCCCTTTTGCTATTTCGATTGTTTCAGAAACACCAATATGTTCTGATGTTCCCAACATATCTATTATATTCTTTATCATCGTTATATCTTTAACAATACTAATTAATTAAATAAGTGAAGGTAATCTTCGTGTTTTTCCCAATAAGAATGTTCTAAGGATAAATTATCTTTTTTGTAGATATTAAAATGTGAAGTGAAGTGAGCACCATGATTTATATGAATAGATTGATTCACGGCATTCCATTGTTTTCTTTCCATAGTTTGTGTTTCAATCATACCACTATTAGTTACTAATGCGTTTGGTAATATTTTATTAAAATGTTCTATTGCATCATCTATTCTCATTGTCATTTGATGCATTGGTTCGTCATTCTGTCCTCTTTCTTGCCAACCATCTCTATTTATTCCACCATAATTCATATTTGTCCATACTGCACCTCTTTCAAAATCAGGATAATCAAAATATCCTTCACCATACATTACATCATGCTCTAAAAAAGAAACGTAATCATAGTTACCCATTGTGTTTGCTGTATGAATACATTGTAGTATTTGTAACATTTGATTTAAGTGTGATGAACTTTTATTCCAACTAATTATTTCTGTAAATGGATTACTTTGAACTCTATTCCATACACACGTTATAATATCAGCTTTATTTTCTGCTGCTTTTTGTATTGTTTCTAAAGATTTTATTACTGCTGGATGATTAGTTTGGTCATTTGAATACCATATACCTAAACGATTGTGTGTTGATTTTGGATATACAAATGTTCCACCTTCTACAACACTTTCTGTATATACCTTTCCTTCGAATTCTAAGAGGACTTCTAAGTGCTTTATTACTCCAACATTAGTATCACCAATAATTGAATTATCTACTCTTAGCGCAACTCTATTACCCTTTATTTTTGATTGTATGATATCTGTGCAATCTACTCCACCATATTCTGCTTTAATTATTTCCATAGTACTGATGTTTTTGCTGTTTCACATATCTCATTCCAATAGTGCCAACTTGCTGTGTTAGGTGTTATTTGTAAATCTTTATTGTAAGGTAATTCATTCATATATTGTGCTTTATAAAATAGACCTGATGTTGAATTAACAACTCCTGCATTGTGCATTATGTTCATTTCATTCCAATCTTTTTCAGATGATGTTCCCCAACTGAAATCAAAGTTTTTATGACAGATAGTTTTATTTCCTAATTTCCATCCGTTCCATAATACTGCCCACATATCTGCACACCATATTTGTAACTCGTGATAAGAAGGGTCTAATGATTTTTTAAAATTATTTAAATCTGAAATTTGTTTAAATAGAATTTCACTATCTTTTTCTACATTATCCCAAAAATTATAATTAATTCCTTTCATTAGGTATTGTGCACCAATAGAGTTTAATTCATTTTCTTTAACTAAATCTTTATCGATATCAACTAATCTACACATTTCACTAAGAACATCTTCACCCTTACCGATAATATAATCATGTCCTATATACCATCTTGTATCACTACCATACCAATTTTCATCCATTATCATTTCTTCGGTTATCCATTCACTAATAGGCTTAGTAAATACAATATCTGAATCGTGGTAAAAGATTGCATCCCAATGAATTTCAGGTCTTGCTTTCCAATGTTGTTTAAGAATGTTAGGACGGATTGATGATATGTAATTTTTAGTTTCTCTTTCATCATCATAAAAGAAAAATCTTGCTGCATACCCATTGGCTAGTTTTAACCATTCATCAGGTACTACATTGTTTTGCTTCCAACAAACAATATCAACATTATTTAAGTTGATACCTTGCTTTCTGAAATTGTTTAACATTACCTCTACTTGCCATGCATAGTAAGTTGTTGCGGGTTGTGCTGATACGAATCGTAATTCTCTAAGTGTGATTGCCATTTTAAATAACTTTAATTACTTATTTAACCATACTTTTTAGATTTGTATCAATTATACTGCACAAATACTAGCACAATTCGTTCCATGTGGTAATGTAGGGTCTAATATAATTGCAACTTGCGGTGTAGTTGTTCCAGTAATTTTGTATAAGTACCCGTCTAAACTAATATCATTATAATAATGAGTAGAAATATATGAATACCCAGTAGGGAATGCAACCGCTACATCAGTATTTCTTATAGTTGAACAAGGTGGCTCATTACAATTATACTCATTTGCTAAGTAAAAATCATAAGTAGGCCCAGCCGTAGTTGTAGTTGTTGTTGTAGTTGTTGTTGGTGTACATGTTTCACAATCACCATAATTACTTCCAAATGTTGCATCATCATCTAATCCAGTATTTGTTGTTGAAAGAACTACCCAACAATTTATACCATTCATAGTTCCTAAGAATGTAGGTGCGTATACTTTATATACTCCACCAACAACAGGAGTTACATCAGTTGCATTCATTATATAAGTTGAACCACCACTACACAATTGTATTTCATAATAAGTATTAGGAGGTAATGTAGTTGTAGTTGTAGTTGTTGTTGGTGCTGCAGTAGTTGTCGTAGTAGTAGGTGCTGCAGTTGTAGTAGTTGTAGTACAATTATTACCAAGTAATACCATCGTACTTACTGTTCCTGAAGTTACTAAAACATATCTTCCACCATTTGGTTGTGCTGTAAATGTTCTAGCAGTACCACCGGCATCAGTTACTAATGTTGTTACTCCACCGGCAGCTGCCGGTGCACTAGCATATGTTGTATTATTCATATAGAATGTACCATTACCACCCGCTAATGTATTAATTGTAAGTGTTTGAGTTAAACCAGTACATGTCGCAACCGTACTATAAGTTATTGGAGGTAATGTTGTTGTCGTTGTCGTTGTAGTAGTAGTTGTTGGTGTTGCAGTAGTTGTCGTAGTAGTTGGTGCTGCTGTTGTTGTTGTAGTAGTCGTTGTTGCTGGACAAGTTTGACAACCAGCACTAATTAATGTTGCAGTATTTTGACCAACTGTATGTGATACTCTTAAAGTTTGACCACCAAAACTTAACCAATAATTTCCTGTTGCTGTATAATACCATGTATCTCCTGTGAATATTGTTGAATTACAGAATGTAGAACTATTACCTAACATTATAAATTGTACAGGACAACTATAACACGCTGATTGTTGGTCACCACCTTCATTACTTATACATACCGAATCATTGAACGGAGCTGCGGTTGTAGTAGTTGTAGTAGTTGTCGTAGTTGTAGGTGCTGCAGTTGTAGTAGTTGTTGTTGTACTTGTCGTTGTTGTTGTCGGGCATAAAACACCACTACAAATTTCACTTCCTATTCCATTTAAATGAGTTACTAAATATGCACCTGCTGCAATAATATCCAATACTTCAAAAATATATCCACTTATAGGGTCTAAATAAAATCCACTATTAGAAGGTAATTCAGTTGTATTACTAATATCAATAAATTCTACAAATTCACATCCACTAGGACCACATGCATATCTTACTGCATTATAAGAAAAATTAGGTAATACAGTTGTAGTTGTAGTAGTAGTTGGTGCTATCGTAGTAGTTGTACTAGTCGTTGTTGTAGGCGCAATAGTTGTAGTAGTAGTTGTACTAGTAGTTGTAGTTGGTGCAATAGTTGTCGTAGTAGTAGTTGGTGCTATTGTTGTTGTAGTAGTTGTAGTTGGTGCTATTGTTGTAGTAGTTGTAGTTGTAGGTAATGTAGTAGTTGTAGTAGTAGGTGCAATCGTTGTTGTAGATGTTGTAGAGGTAGTACTCGTTGTACTTGTCGTTGATGTTGTACTTGTCGTTGATGTCGTACTTGTAGTAGATGTTGTTGTAGTTGTTCCAGGAGTACCACAAGATGCACAATAAACAAAAAGTCTAGCTGCCGAAGTATTTCCTAACCAATTAAATGTAGGTGTACTTTGTGCACATATGCTCCATACTGAACTTCCATCAAAGGATTGTGTTACAGCTGTTGCTGTTGTACAATCAATATATGATGCAGTTGCTGCGATTCCCCATGAAGGTCCAAAGCTATACGCTACATAATTTAAACATATTCCTGGTTGTGCAGTAGGAACTCTATCTCTACCACAGCTTCCACATTGTCCTAAACCATATGTTTCACTATTAGGGTCTGAAATTGTAAATAATAATGGTGAAATACTCGATGTTTCATATTGTACATTTACACAATGCACACCACTACTTCCTGTCCAATTATTACTTCCTACTGTTTGTCCTGCGGATAAAGTTCCATAAATAGCAGGCATTTCAACAACACCTATTATACTTCCAGTTTCTGGTGTACAACAACTATTTACTGCGTAATATCTACTAGCTGGTGCTGCGGTTGTAGTTGATGTCGTTGTAGATGTAGTAGATGTAGTTGTTGGTGCTAACGTTGTTGTAGTTGTTGTCGTTGGCACTAACGTAGTAGTTGTAGTTGTTGGTGCTAACGTAGTTGTTGTCGTTGTTGGTGCTAACGTTGTTGTAGTTGTTGTCGTTGGCACTAACGTAGTTGTTGTCGTTGTTGGTGCTAACGTTGTTGTAGTTGTTGGTGTTGGTGCTATAATATAATGTATTACTTCATTTGTACATACCCCTTTGCTTTTTAATTTAATACATTGAGTATCTTCAGGAACATTAAGAGATACACTTTGACCTAAATAAGTTAAAGTAACATCCATAGATGCGGTAAACGCAACACAATCAGGCGAATAATAGACAGTATAGTTTGGCCCTGAACTAATTCCCTGGTCTGTTAATGTTATTGTTGTTACTAAACTCATATTATATCTTTAACCATTATTTTTATTATAGTGGTGGAACATCCGGACAAGTATTATATCCACTCGTATTAATATTTGTAAAATAATCAGGACTTGCAGCAGTTAAACTTATTACATTAACAACCGGTCCCGATAATTCATTGGTAGCGTAAAATTTACCTATAACTAATCCCATACTATTTAATATTATTACTGTATCAATATTATTACATTCTACATCGTATATATCTACAACATAATTTGTTGGTGCAGAAGTAGTTGTAGTTGTAGTAGTTCCTGCTGTTGTAGTAGTTGTAGTTGCTGGTGTATTTGAACATGCTGCCAAACAACTATTAAACGGAACATTTGATAAAATAGTACCTGTATATATTGGAACTACACTTACTAACTCATATGACCATAATGATATTGCGCCAGGTTCTCTATAAAATTTACCAATTACTCCAGCTCCATTCATTCTAACATATGTATCAAATGCGAAATTACAACTTCCATCACAAACATATGCGTGAGCGAAATAAAAATGGTCTGGTGGTCCTTCTGTTGTTGTTGTCGTTGTTGTTGGTGCTATTGTTGTTGTAGTACTTGTTGTAGAAGTAGTAGTTGTAGTTGTAGTTGTAGGAGCTCCACAATCTTCACAATTATTATATACATTATAAAGAATACTTCCAGTTAAATCTAATGATGCAGTTGATGCTGCAAGTGTATAACAGCCCTCTAATTCACCAGGTGTACCCCATCTTACAACTTGTCCAACACTTAATGATGCGGTTGTATCAAATGTTACACCATAATATGTTATTGAATCATCACATTTAGTTACATTCCATTTTGGTATAGCAGTTACAATAAAATCAAATTTACAAGCTTCACCAGGTAAAATATATGCTAAGGTATCAGCAATAATTGGTCCTAATAATTGTAAAGTACATTCACCATTACTTAAATTATAATTGTTAATTGCTCTTAAATGATAATAGTTACCTCTCCATTCAACAATATCATTAAGGTTTAATTTAAAATAATTTGCTAATGGAATAATTGCTGAACAATTAATTAATCTAGTTTTAGGATTATATAAAAGGTTTACATAAGTAGACCAATATTCTGAATATAAACTATTAATTGGAGTTTCACCATAAACACTTTGTTCATTATTAAATAAAAGAGATTTAGAATTTACAGTTGGTAAATTTCCTAAGTAATTATCAAAATATGGAAATGATGTTTGTGGATATGCATCACCATAATTATCCTGAATATAAAATGTATCAGTTTCTAATAAACCATTGTAAAAGAATACTCTAGGTAATACTCTTGCGGGTTTGTAATCAATTGAACTGATATAAGTTGGTATGTATATTTTTTGTTTAGCCATTAGTAGCACCCTCCAAAGTCTGCACAATTATCACCGGTATCAAATTGAACTATACCTGTTAATGTATCTATAGCCCAAATATTACATTGAGTACCAAATGGTGCACCTGCATTATTTACGATAGAACTATATCCAACTACTAAATTAATTCCATATGCATCAAAGTATAATACTGCACCTGCTTCTATTGCGCCAGTTGATGAGAATATTTCAAAGAATGTTCCATATGCACAAATATTATAAGGATTACCCGTATTTGATAATTGACAATTTCCAATAGAGAATGCAATTGGTCCACCACCACTTTGACTTCCACTTACACCCGTACCTTCTAAATAAATTAATGGAGAACTTGCCAATGTAGTTTTAACTGTGAAATCTCCTTGTGAAAAGAAATTCTCAGTATCTACATAATATGCTTTACCAAATTCTCTTGCTGCACCTTTAGAAAATTGTTGTGAAATATAATCACCATCTAAAGTATCACCAAAGTTTAAGTTTTGAACTGCTAAGTTATTTGCTGGAATTACTTCAATATTACTATTTAAGTTTATGTATTGATTAAAATCTACAATATTTCCTTGCTTATACCATTCATTAAATGGCTCTACGATAAAATCGCTTAACTTATTTTTATTTTGTTGTATTACTAAATTGAATTTCTTTTGAATACCTGCTACAAAATCAATTAATTTAATACCTGATGTTCCGAATGGCATATTAGATGCAATATCCATTATTAATCCCCCACCACCTTGATTTACTTTAGTTACACTTAAATAAGATTTTGGTTGATTATCAGGATCTAAAACAACTCTAAAATTGCTACCACCCTGATTTGTATATTGTAAATAAAATGAATAAATTCCTGCAGGTAATAATTCGGAATTCCATTGAGTTAGTAATTCAAAAGATTGTGTTCTAGTTTGTGTTGCATTATATGTTTGAATTTTATCCATATATTCATTTATCTGATACAATGGAGATGTAGAAACAATTGTGCCACCATTTTTAATAATTAAATCAAAATGTGGAATACCATTACCTACTGATAAGTTTTGTATTTCAAAGTTTAAATTAAGTTCACCTCTTATTTTACTATCAAATGATATTGTATAATTTAAATTAGCATCTAAGTTACCACCTGGATTTTGTAGAATATTATACCAAGGTAATAATATTGGAGTTGCTGCACTCATTGTTACATTTGTTTCACCACTCCCACTAACAGGTCCTATTTTAAATAATCCGTATGTTTCTAAATCAATACCATTACCACCACTCGATCCCGATGCGAATATTGGATATCTTAATTTATTATTACAAACTAAGTAAACATTATTTAACCATCCTTGTTCCCAAAATGCTGATGTATATGTAAATCCAAATTCTTCAAATATTGCATCCCATACTGCTTTCAATCGAATTGCCGGTTTAAAATCTTCAACTGCCATGGCACCTTCAGGAGAATCAATTCCGAAATGAGTTTCTTCTGGTGAAAAAGTTATTTGTTGACCATATTCAGCTAAAGGATATACAATACTACCTGAGAACAAATTGCCACTCCAAGACGAAGTTATATTTGATAATGAAGCAGTATGATTGTATTGAGCCAATGAGCTCGTTAAATCGGTTAAAAAGTGTCTTTTAAGGTCTCTACCAAAACTTGCTAATCCACCATAAACTGTTACTTCATATGAATCAATAAATTTATTTGCTAATACATTTACTTTATTTAATTGTAAGTAACCAGCAGATAAATAAATTCCATCAAAATCTAAATAACACGGAACTTTTTGATTTGTAGAAAATGTATAAGGGTTTTCAACAGAAATATCATAAACAAATTCAAAGAAATGATTATTCTTTTTAGTACCAGGTAGGGTAATAGCTTGAGTAAAATCAGATGGTAATACACCCAAATCAAATAGACCTGTGATGTTATTACTAACTTTAATTTCCTCATCTTTAAATAGGTCTAAGATTTCGCCATCGGCTACTAACTTAAACTTAAAGCCTTGTACTGATGTTACACCCATTAGATAATAAGTTTATAGCCTTGTCCAAATGCAAATTCAAATGAGTATTGAATTAAATGGTCATTGACTCCGGTTTTGAATTGTATATTTGAAGTTACAATAGTTAATGGTTTTACTTCTTGTGTATTTTCTAAACACCAATAAATTTCATTACTTACTAATAATTGTTTTAAGATTTCATTCCACCCTTCATCTAACCAATTTGTATTACACGTTATATTTTGTTTTGAATCAACAATATAATTTAGTGTTTGTGAATCCCATTCGTTGTATGCTAAGGTTTGTTGTGTCCAACTTCCTAATTGTGGTTGATAAGTTCTTTTTTCTGAACTGATTGATTTTCTATTAACCATATCAAAGTTAAGATAATCGAATTGTCCGTATCTATTTTTCCACTTTATTCTTATGTTAGGATACTTTTGTTGACAATTAATATCGAACCTTAATTTCGTTCCTAATGGAGTCCCACCATTGAATGCTTGAATTGTGTAAGTATCTAAACCAACAGATGATAATGGAAATCCTGTTTCTGCAGGAGCCTGTGGATAAGATGTAATTTCAGTTTGAGTAGAACCCGATGCACTTCCTAAATAATAAATACCTCCACCATTATCGCCCGTATAAACGATTCTATCAGGAATAGTTGTTCCTACATTACCAATATAAACTGCACCACTTCCAACATTATCAATAAATACTGATTGTGTTGTAGGTCCATCTGTCATTAAAGGCCAATGTGGAGTTAAGTTGTATACTTCCTCACCAATAGGCTCAGGAAATATTTGATAACCATCTACGGATTTAAATGTAGATGATGTGATATGAGAACCGGTAACATATGAACTACCCGTTTGATATCTATAAAAACTTTCGAAGTTAAAATATTTTACAGGAGAAATTGTTGTCTGAGTTAATTCAGTTTGTGTAGAGTTTAAAATTCTACTTACATCAAAGATACCCGTCAATCCATTCCATGAAGGATATTTAGCTAATTGCCATACATCACCACTGCCACTATTTGCTAAAGACCCACTCCATATATTAAGATAACCTATGTATTGGAAATCGGGTTGGTTAACAGCCGTTGAAGATGATACCGAAAATATTGTTGGGGATTGACCCAAAGACATTGTCTCCGGCGTTTGTATAAAAGAATATGACATCTAAATCGTTTATTATTTAACCTACCAAAACAAAAAAGTTATTGATACTAAATTTTATCAAATTGCATTTCAATATCTTCAACAACATAATCACCTAATAACTTTAAGTATTCTTCAAATTGTTTAGATAAATCATCATCATTCAATGCTGATATTGCGTAATTCCAATTACCTTTTCTAATTGCTGTTCTTTGTAATTTCTTTCTACGTTTACTTTTAACTGCAGGTGGCTCATTAAACCATTGACCATACTCTGCTCCAACCGGTGCATAATCTAAACTGATTACAACTGATAAATCTTTCAATTGTTTAATCATCTTAGTTTTTGCTGGTGTATTAGCTTCTTTAATTCGTCTGCGTAAGTTACCCGTATCTTTAGGTGCTCTTACTACTGCTAAATCTCTAATCTTAACCGCAATACTCTCTAATGTTCGTATGTATGGTAATTTAGGCATTTATTAAGGTGCTGCTGTTGTTGTAGTTGTGCTTGCCGGCGGACAAGTTGTAGTTATTGTAGAATTAAATGGATATAAATTATATAAACATCTCGGTCTATCGTTATGAGTTGTTAGTGTAAACGTACACACCCAACCTGCTAATCCATTATTAAATCTATCTGCAAAAGGCTCATTAGTTATTGTATCTAATATCTGAAAACTTTCTAAACTATATTGTGTGTATGAAACTAAATCATTTATTATACCCAATGTGTTAGCGTGAATATCTACTGTATCATCAACATCAAAGAAAGGAACTTGCATTGTATTCTCTCTCGGTGCTGATTCGTTATTCTTATTCTTAATTTTATCTGCTACTATTAATTGTATTTCATATTCAGTTGTACTCAATCCAAAATTAGCACCTAATATACTTACATTACCCAATGGATAAAATTGAAATTGATTATCATCTATATGTGGTATATCACCTTGCGACACACTATCGATAGATGGATGATTAATCATAATAGTTTTGAAGTAATCTAATATACTATAATAAAGTGTATAATTGACACCGGCGTTATTCTGTAAATAGCTCATAGTTCTTATAATTGTATTCCACCAAAGTATTGATTCGTTTGGTCTGGATATATTTGAGTTTGATTACCGATTGATTGTAAGTATTGTGGAATTTGATTAGAATATGCAATAAGATAGTTTTGTAATCTTAAAGCGTAGTAATCACCATTCTCTTGTGCTTTTTGCATTAAGAAATCTACATCAGTTTTAGAAGGTGCGATACCTTGCTCACTTTGTTGCTTTACTGCACCATTAGATTTAAATTGAATAGAACTGAATGGTATATATTCTACACACGCATACCAAATCAATGCATTCTTAATATAATCATCTAAAAGGTCTTGATAATATGCTGATAAACTACCTACTGTATTAGTTACTATTTGTGCCTGTAAATAATCATATAAGATAGTTCCTAATAGATTTTTAAGATACTTTGTTTGTGCTGTTTTTACAAATGGTAAAAGGGCATCAGCATCAATTGCTCCCTGCAAAGGTGAGTTCTTAATAATATCGTTTCTGTTTATAAAAAGTGCGTAAGCCATAGTTATTTTTGTTTAAATATTTCGTATTCATCTTTGAAGAACATAGAACTTGCATTTATAATGTTTGTTCCTTCACCAGGTCCGTTACCTACGTTATTAGGTGTTTGGGTTGGTTTATTTTCATCTATTGTAGTTGCATCAGCTGAATCATCAGTTGTTGCTGGATTTTCCATTGCTTTATTAGTTTCATCTTCAATCTTTTGAACTGAATCACCACTCTCTGTCGCTGCTTTAGATAAAATTACTAATGGAGTTAATTGTTCAAAGTATAATTGTGTATTATCATATCCACCACAAGTCAATGCGTAATCTAAAGTATTTAGAATTAAGTTTTGAAATGGAGATATTGTCATTGTTTGTAAGATACTAAACGCTGTCATCATCTCATCTGCCGTAGAACTAAAACCATTAGTTTGTGTTCTTACACCAAATAAAAGAGGTGAAGTAACTCTATGTGCAACTAAGATTCGGTCTTGTGCGTAATTAGCAACGTATTCATACTTTTCATGTAAGTTACTGATATCAATTATATCTAATGTAGGTTTAGAAGCTGCATCATCGTTAAATGAAATCATAAATCTACCTGCGTTCTTAGTGCCTGTGAATTTATGTTGAACTAAATCTTCAATTGTTTGTCTTTCTTCAGGAGCTGGAATACCATTATTAAAGTTTACCATTACTGCCGGTAAGAAACCATTCTCAATGTTGTTGATATGTAAGTTACTTAATTCTGCTTCTACATAACTAAATTGTAATGCCGAAACCCAATCAGGTAGAGAATAGTAATATAATCCTGGTGAATAGTTTTTAATATAAAGTATTTCACATTTCTCTGTTGATGTTTCAAAAGCGGGAATACATTTTTTATTTCTCACTGCTCTTTGGTCATTCCAATCTGTACAATAATAATAGTTTTCTATTTTAGGATTATTACCAATCTTTTCTGCTCTAAGGTATTGAACAGGTACGTGATATAATTTAATAATCTTTGTATGTGCATCATCCCAATAAACTTGAAATGCAGCATTACCATATAATTTTAAATCAAAACTGACTCTTTTTAATTCCTCTTGTGGTAAAATCTTTTGTAAAGTAGTATTGAATACCTCATCTTTAGAATATAATCCCTTACCAAATATTAAATCTGCTATACCTTCAATACATGCTGAGTTAGTTGTAGAGGTAGTATGTGCTAAAGTTACCATTTGAAAGAAATCATCGTGTCCGAATATTCCTAATGGGACCCATTGTAGACGAGTTTTAGTATCTTCTAAAATTTGTGGTATATCTTGTGAACCTAAGTTAACAACTGAAAAGTTTTGTTGGAATTTCATATTAAGTGAGTATTACATATTTGTTTTCTGATACATTAGATACAAAAGTGTTATCTAAAGGTATTTGATTTGTATAATTTGCTTTATCTAAAGATTGAGATGTAAATACTTGAATACTACCATGCCATATTTCACAACCTCCATTAAATAATGTTGCTCTATATTCATCTGCTATTACATTAGTAGCTATACTTGCTGTAAATCCTAATAGTGATTCATAACCATTATAAGTTATACCACTTAAACTAGCAGTTGTATTTTCTAAAGTTAACATATCTTGTAAAGACATTGTAAAACTATTTGAAGCCGTTACAGCTGTTCTTATAGTGAATTCGTTTGAACCTGAAAGGAAATAAGTTAGCATTTATCTGTGTTTATCTAGTCTTTAACACCACATTATCTCATAATAGTTAAATGACATAGAAATAGCTATCCCCATATAGAGAATAGCTATTTAATATTTTTACAATTGTGCTATATACTAAGCTGCACTTCCTGATACAACTGTCGGTGCGTTACCAACTGCTGCGAATGGATTTGTTGCCGTTGAACCGGTAATGAATAGTGCTGGTAATGGTTCTAAACCTGTCATAGTGATAGAATAGCCGAACATATCGCCTAATCCTGCACCTGTTTGAATTGTACCACCCGTCAAATCTGTTCCTTTAGTTAAACCTGCAACTAATGCTTCACCATTTGTTGTCCACACAATAGCAACTGGACGACCATAAGCCATAAGTTTCAATTGTGTAGTCATCTCATTAGTTAATTTCTTAAGATTAAGAGTTAATGCTTGAGAAAAGAAAGTTGTACCATTATCTCTTGAAGAGTTAACAGTCTCTGTATATGCACTATTGCCTTTTAATTGATAGTAGTAAACTGTACTGCCAGAAGGGAAAGCGGTGATTGTTCCGTTTAGCACATCTGTTGAAAATGTTGGGTTATAAGATGATGAAGGATAGTTCATAAAATAAACTCCTTGCAAACCACCTACTGACTCTTTACATACTTCTTGTCTACCTGCTGATAAATTACAACTCATAGTGTTAATGTTTTTTTGTGTTTGTGAAATTAGTTGGTGGGTTTCTGTTCTACGATACTCCCCACCGACCAATCAATTATTTTTTATTAAGATGCGTAACCGTAGATAACTACATCAGAATTAATTCCGACAACAGTTCCACCGGTATATCTCATAATAATACGATAGTTTTGTGAACCATCAATGTTCGCCATGTCTAATACTTTAACTTCATTGTAATCACTTAACAAGCCCGTACCGAAGTGTAGGTTTGATTTTTGTGCTGCAACGATTTTGTTATCAGGCATACCTGGACAAAGAACGATTTCAATACCATTAAAGTTAAATGGTTTTTCTCCAACGTTCATTTGATTGTTCCAACCATTTGCACCAATTGCTCCACCAGCTAATGCTTGTTGGTATGCTTTTGCTACGTTTGTTGGTGCGTAAATTAATACGTCTTCTTTTCCATAAACTGTGTTAGGGATTGCTGTTACTACTGTGTTCAATACTGATAATACGTTAGTTGCAGTTACTGCACTTCCTGTTCCAGCTAAGATAACACCTGTTGATGCTGCTACTGATGCAGATAACGCATTGATAAATCCACCGAATTGTCCATTAGTTGCAGTTGTTCCTTGCCAAATAGAAATTTCAGTTGCTTGAGCTACGATACCACCAACATAACTAATTAAATAGTCGTTGAATGATTTAGGGATAGTATCAAATGCACTATATCCTAATTGTAATGCTTCCCAACTTGCTACGAATTGTTGCTTACATAATTGTAAGTTAACTTGTAATTCTTTTGGAGTTAATACTGCTTCAGTTAATGCTACACTACCTGAAGTTGTGAAGTCGCAAGATGCATCGTTTACGATGTTTGCAACATCAATTCTTTGGATAACTTCTTTGTACTTAACATTCGGGTGAATGGTAACGTATTTGTTGTCCAAAGTCTTTGCTGATAATAACGCTGCTGCGATATATTGACCAGCGAACTCACCTGCGTACGTTGATGTAACACTAGGCTCGATAAAGTTTTGTCTTTTGTTCATTTTAAAATGATTTTTTGTTTGTTTAATATATTTTATCTATACATTTTTGAAAGTACAGATGATTGATAATTTCCTGATTTCTTTCCGAAGTTATTTCTATTTGCTTCTGCTTGTAGTGGGTCAATTGGAGCACCATCTAATTTTGGTAACTCTTCATCTTCATCCGGCTCTACTGCACTCATTGCTGTACCACTCGCTGTTGGTTCTAATGAACTAACTAAAGGAGCACCTTCCATTGGAGCTGCACTTTCCATTTTAGTTTGCATTTCTGCAATCATTTTTTCTAATGCATCCATTCTAGAACCTAATCTTATAATTGGGTCTTTTGTTTCATCAGGATCTTCACCTAATGAATTTCTGATATCTTCATCAGTTGTGTTTGGTAATGATTTAGCAATTTCAGTTGTTGCATCAGCCATTTCAGCTTCTTTTTCTACTTCAACTTCTACTTCTGCATCTTGTAAATCAGCAGGGTTTGCTTCTTCAACATTTTCTCTACTTGTTATTTTACCATCTTTAGTTTCAATTCTGATTACTACTTTGTTTCCTTCTGAATCTGTCAATTCAATCTCATGTTCACCATCTGGTGCTGGAGATTTAGTTCCATCTTCTGAAACTACTTCAACGTCTTCACCTAAATCAAATGTAGGGGATTGTAAAATATTTCCTTTTGCATCTTTAGCATCTGTGAATTTAACTACCTCATCTGATGATAAGAGAGTCATAATTCTTTTTAATACGCTTTTTGAGTTCATATCTTTTGTGTTTAATTGTTTAACACTACTTTTTTGTAGTGTAGTTATTTTTGGTTAATTTAATCTTTTGTTTACGTCTAATAAATTATAATATTCTTCGTATAATTCCCTATTTTTATCTTGCAAATACTGAATGTAGCCATATAGACTATCATTTTCGTGCTTCAAATCCTCATTTTCTTCCTCACACAATTCTAACATTACTTCGTATACTGCTATATCTTCATTCATATTACGATGGGTTTATAATCATATATGCTACTGTATCTGTATCACCATTATGGTCTGATGTTACACTAAATGTTCCACTACCTTTTGATGTTACTGATACTGTTCCATTACCACTATTAGTGTTAGTTTGTTTAGTTAAGAATATTAAACTATTAGCAGTTACTAATGAATTTGATATCGTTGCAGTACCTGGATTACTACCATCTAATACAAATGTTCCTGTTTGTTTATTAGAGCCCGATGGTAAGTATAATTGGTTACTATTATTATTTGATGCTATATAAATACTACTACTTACTATTTGTGTATTAGTGAATGTATTACTACCTAATGATGCAAATGTAGTTTGTCCGTTTACACTTAATGAGCCTGTAATTCTAACACTACCTGTCGCTGCAATTGCCGTATTGTTACCAGCACTCGCTCCATTTACTATTAATGCCGGATTACCACCACCTACTGATTGTGAAACATACATTCCTTTATCAACATATACACTTCTATTGAATGAGGTATCTGCTTTGAAATCCATTATCATACAGGTACCTAAGTAATCTAAACCTACTTTATTCGCACCACCACCACTACCGGTAATTGTAGAACCACTACTCATTGCGAAATAAGTAGAACCTCCACCAGGTAATGATAATGTTCCGTTGGTTTGTAATCCCCATTGGAACTCAGAACCGGTATATGCATTAATCTGATTTGCTGTTAAGATTACATTGAATGCGTATGGTTGTCCTTGATATTGATAAACTGATAAACCATCTTTACCATAATTAGTATTCCATACACCACTTACACTTCCTGTTGATTGTTGATTGTATACGAATGCAGTACTTCCGTTAGATTTTGCTAAGAATGTTGATGCCGTTACGTTACCACTACCATCTATATTAAGATTTGAACCGGTGATTGTAAGAGAACCCGATATGTTTACTACCGATGAACTATCAACTGAAAGTGCTGTTTTTCTATTTCCTGTTCCTGTACCTGTACCTACTGCAAATATTGTTTTACCACTATCTGCATATAAATTAGTTATATCATTGTTTCTACCAAAGAATGCACTACCACCATTTCCTGCTGCAGCTCCATCACTACCTGTCACTATTAAGTTACTACCGAATATAATACTATTTTGTAAATTTGCACTTGCTGTTGTTGATAATGCATTCGTTGCTGTTACAATTCCACCAAATAAGTTTCTTTGATATGTTGTTATACCAAAGTTATTGCTACCACTCGCTAAATCTACTAAAGTTGTAGTTCCTAAGTTTAGTGTATTATTAATATTAAATCCTGAACCAGTATTGATAGTAAAATCAGGATTGGTTTTATTACCAGTAACTGTAAGATTTCCTGCGTTAACTACTGAACTTAAAATAATAGATGAACTATTAGGATTTAATGTTGCTGTTGATACCATAAGACTATTAGCAATTCTAGCAGCTGTAGCATAACCAAATGCATAACTACCTAATGCTAATGAAGATGATAAACCAAGTGTATTATTTATTACTGTTACCGTATTGTTTATAGTTGAGTTAGTAAATAGTACAGGTGCGTATGCCGGAGTTCTTGTTGATGGGAATACCGATATATAAGATTGATTTGCTTGTATCTCTGCCCCATTAGTTGCTGCCGCTCTACCATTTAGAATAATATTATTTGAGCCTGATACAATTGAGCTTGCAGATACTAATGTGTTTGTAGTTCCAAATATTAAGTTTGCTGGTGATGTTGCTGCCGGAACATATGTTGTATCACCTAATGTATTTGCTAATCTTGCCACTACAATAGTATCTCTATTACCATTAAAGGTTGAAGAACTAACATAAGGTAATATCTTTACGCTTTCAATTCCATTATTCTGATAGTTAACTACACTTAATGAAGATGATATTGTTTGAGAACCGGTAAATGTGTTTGCTCCTAATGTAGCTCCACCTCCACCACTTCCACCTGCTATTGTTATTGATGCTGTTCCTGCACTTATTGATGCAGATACACCCGCACCATTAAAATTAAATGATGTTGCTGTTCCTAATATAATTCCTTCATCTTGTATTTGTGATTGACCACCCGCTGAATTAAGTCTACTATTAACACTTGCACTATACGATGCTAAACTTCCTGTTAATTCTGTAAATGATGCACTGCCCGATACACTAATACCTCTTTGGAATTGTGGAATTGGTTGAATACCACCATTATTAGGACCTACATTCATTATAGGTGTTGTTGAATAATCAGATGTATTATTATCCCAATCTGTTATTTCTGTTCCTATTGCATTTGTATTTATCCATAATTCATTATCATATGATAAAGTTGCTGCATCAAATGATATTATACCAAATGAAGCAGTACCATTATTAGATGCAATTGTAGTTGAATTTGCAGCTATATCTGAACTACCACCATTACCTTGTACTGATATAGCTGCGCCTGAGCCACTAATTGTAATGCTTCTTCTACCTATTGTATTTAAACCACTTGATGCTGCTCCTGAAATTATTAATTGAGGAGTTTGACCCGATGCAGGTCCACTAATTAAAACTCTACTTTGTACTGTTAAATCGTATGCCGCAGATGAACTAATAGTTAAACTACCTGTTAATGATTGTGCTGGATTACTACTACTTCCTGTTGTTAAGAAAGAACCCGTATTAATGTTTCCAGCACTACCTGTTTGAATATAAGGTTGTAATGCTGTTGCTACATTTTGGTATGTATCATAAGTTAATATACCACCACTTGTAAATGTTGCTACATAAGAACCTGTATTTTGAATTATTCCACCTAATGATACATCTATTCCATCTGCGTAGAATGTACCACTTTGATACATACTACCCGTTATTCCTAATCCTCTTCCGAATTGTGGTGCCGGTTGTGAACCATCATTTGCACCGATATTTAAAAAAGGAACTGCTGATATATTACCTATTCCATTATCCCAATCTGTTAATTGTATTCCACTATTATCTGCTTGAATCCATAATTCATTATCATATGTTGCACCATCCCAAGATATAATACCCATTGATGCTGAATGATTGTTTGCTGCAATAATACCATATGCATCGGATGTATATGTTTCTACATTTATTTCAGTTTCATTAAGACTAGCTACATTACCATTATTAAAAACAGCAATTGAGCCACTTAATATAGTTTGACTACCTGTGAATTCTGAATTACCTCTTACTTTTAATTTACCATTCCATCCCGTATATCCAACTAATACATCACCTTCACCACCATCATCGTTTAAATGTAATATACCACCATTTAATGCTGAGAAATATAAATTACCACTTACATTATTTGTTGATATAAAAGAACTGCTAGGGAAAGTTACATTACCAACTATTGTTTGCTCACCTATGAATGTGTTACTACCCGTTGTTGCAAATGATGAAGTATCTATGTTTCCACCACTACCTGTCACTGCTAATATTCTAGCACTAAAAGATGCAGAATCTGCTTTGTATTGAGACCCACTAAACGTTTGTAATAAACCTACTGATGTTGATACCGCGTTAAGAGATGATGTAGTTGCTAATCCATCTATTCTACTATCAAAACTTGCACTATCTGTTGTGTATACATCTTGATTGACTGTATTAGCGATTGTTGCATCGTTGTAATCTCTTAGAATTGCTGGAGTAATTGCTCCTGCATTATTATTAGGAAACGAATTATTATTTAATGCTTCTAATTGTTGTTTAGTTAATCCCATATTATTGTGTTATGTTATTTTTATTAATATACTATCGTTCCTATATCAAATCCATCAGAGAATCCAGAACTAAATCCACCTCTTGTCGCGAAGTGTGCCGGTGCTTCTATTACACCAATACCTTGCGATATCAATGCACCCCCACAACAATCTCTACTATATTCATTTCTATCTACACAAAGACAACCTCTACGATTATTCTTAGGTGAAGATAAACCTCGTGTAGGTCCTATATAGATACCACTCGCATTCTGTCTATTGACTGAGTATCTTAGATTACCATTTCTGCTATTAGACCATACTGACATAGTGTGTTAGGTTTATATGTTTAACACCACAAAATAATATTGTTGTATGTATTTATTTACTTGCAGCCATTACCGCATCGTGCATCATCTTTTCTAATGTGCCTTTATCTGCTTTATAAGATAGTAATAGTAAACATTTTTCCAATGGCTCTTTTACTACTTCATCTATTTTTGTGATGTCCCCATTGGCGAGTTCAACAATAGTTGCATAAGACTTCCATTTTTTGCTAAAATTGTATTGAAGATTTGAGGCACTTCCTCCTTCACCATTTCCATCGAATAACTCAGGGTAGAAGCTAGTAAGTCCATTGACAAATTTACAAAAAAAAACAAAGAACCGAAGTGTATATCCATTGAAACATTTAAAAACATATCATCATCTATCTTACCATCATATGATTTAACTGAATAGTATGATGTGTTTGTTTTCTCAATAGGACGATAGAGTATAGACATTATCTTTGCCCAATTATCATCTATCTGAATTGTATCGTATTTACTTATATCTGCATATGCACCATAACTCATTTTAGATAAGTTCGGTTCAAATCCATACTCAATACCATTAACGTTTATTTTTCTTTGTAATGGCATTTCAGTTATATTCATAAACTTTGCTAAATCATTCTTAAGAACATTGTATGATTCTCTACTAATATTATTTAGTAAGCCTGGTTCAATACCACATAATTTATATAATAAGATTGCAGTTTGTGCTTCCTCATCATCTTTATAGTTTTCCAACTCTTTACTCAAATCTAAGTATTGTCTTAAACTGATATCTGCCCAACTTTCAGGCATTGATATTTCTATACTATGCTTCATATCTATTTATTTCGTTTTTATAATTAATCATCCCAATTAGTTTTCTTACTTTTGCTTCTTCGTTATCCAACTTTGCTGACATTGCTATTACGTTGGCTCTCATTGTTTCGTTTGCCTGTAATAGTTCTCTACACAAATCAAAGACCTGTGCTACTTCTGTTATTGAATAATCTTTTCCATCAATCTGTATCATATGTTTTCGTTTTTTCTTTGGTCTGCTATACTCATTAATCTTATATAATCCATTAACTTAGTATCATCTAATATCCTATCCATTTGTTTACTTATGAATGCTCTTATCTCATCTCTATCGGTTAAAGGTTTTAATTCTTTGTTTATCTGTCTCCAAAATGCATTTCTATTCTGTAATTTATAATCTCTATATGCTTCTATTCTCTTTATTGCCGCTCCTACTACTGCTCTCTTATCCTTTTGACCCTTACATATCCTTTGTAATTCAATTCTATAACATACCTTACATAGTGCACGTTTTGGTTGTTTATTACTTAGTGTCTCATCAAATACTACTCCACACTTACCACAACACTTACTTAACTCTCTTAAACTTCTTGCCATAACTTATTTTTTATCTGATACTAATTGAATACTTTCCTGCATTTATTTTCTTTGCGTTTAATCTTTCCATACATACATACCTTATCGCATCTATACTATGGTTTGAATAATCAACAGGTATATTCTCAAAGTTACCATTCTTATCTACCATCCATACATACTCACTAAATTCTTGTATTGTATTTGTAGACCTCTTTGTAACATTTAATTTATATTGTTGCATTAAATCTATTCCCATTCTAATACTATCTTTACCTTTCTTAACCGGCTTAATATTAAATCCACTACGATATATTTCCTCAATCAATCTACCCTCTGCACTATCTGCCCATATCTCATTACGACCTATATCTAATTGGGTTAAGTGTTTTATTATATCTGCTGTTACTAATCCTTTCTTATACAACAACTCATCAATGTATAAATCTTTATCCCTCTTAGAAATGCAAACTAATGTAGATGGGTCAATACTAAATCCAAAATCCATACCGAATGCAATA